CAATTGATGGCACTCAAACTGTTGAGAATGGCGTTCTTGCAGGGCCTATTACAGTACCTGGTACAATAATAGTAACAGGGACATTAGTAATAGTTTAATGAGTGAAGTAAAAGTAAATAAAGTAAGCCCAAGATCTGGAACAGGTCTACAATTAGGAGATAGTGGAGATACTATAACTATTCCTAGTGGTGCAACAATTGATAACCAAGGAACGGCAACAAACTTTGGTGCAACAGGTTCAGCTTCTTGGACAACAACAGTTAAGACATCAACTTTTACGGCAGTTGCTGGTGAAGGTTATTTTGTAGATACAAATGGTGGAGCTATAACAGTTAACTTACCAGCAGGAACTGCAGGAGCAGTTGTTGCAATAAAAGATTACAGAAATACTTTTGACACAAATAATTGTACAATATCTGCAAATGGTTCTGATAAAATAGGTGGTTCAACCGATGATGCATTTTTAAGAACAGAGGGTATTGCAGTCACATTAATTTTTATAGATTCAACAAGAGGTTGGTTAGTAACTGATGATGGTTTACAAAGTAAATTAGAGGGTCCACTCTACAATTGTGATTTTTTATGTATCGCTGGTGGCGGAGGTGGATCTGGAGACGGTGGTGCTGGTGGGTCAGGTGCTGGTGGATATAGAAACTCATACTCATCTGAAACTTCAGGTGGTGGTGGTTCTTCTGAAACTTCTTTAAGTTTAAGTCCTGGAACAGTTTATACAATTACTATTGGAGCAGGTGGGACTGCATCTACAAGTGATAGTGGTCTTGGTGGACCAGGTGGAGATAGTTCTATTTCTGGCACAGGTATTACAACTATAACTTCTGCTGGTGGTGGAGTTGGTGGTTCTGGCGGTGGCGGAGATGATACAGGAACATCCGGAGGTTCTGGCGGTGGTGCTGACAATGGAACAGGTGCTCCTGGAACAGCAAATCAAGGTTTTAAAGGTGGAGATTCAGATAGTGCTGGAAATGCTGGTGGAGGTGGTGGAGGTGCTTCTGCTGTCGGTGCAAATAATTCAGGAAGCAATCCTGGAAATGGTGGAGATGGTTTAGCTTCATCAATCACAGGCTCATCTGTCACAAGAGGTGGTGGTGGTGGTGCTGCTACTTATAATGGTATTCAAGCATCTGGTGGTTCAGGTGGAGGAGGAGATGGAGGAACACAAAGTCCAGTAAGACAAGGCACTAGTGGTACTGCAAATACAGGTGGTGGCGCTGGTGGAAAATATGCTACTTTACCACATAACACAGGAGGAAGTGGAGTTGTTATTTTAAGAATGGCAACTGCTGATTATTCAGGCACAACAACAGGTTCCCCAACAGAATCAACATCTGGTTCAGATACAATATTAGTTTATAATGGAGACGGGAGTTACACAGCATAATGGCACATTTTGCAAAACTAGGAGTTGGTAATAAAATTTTAAGAGTTGCAGTAGTATCTAATGATGTTGCAACAACTGAACAAGCAGGAATAGATTTTTTAAACAATTTATATGGAACTAGAGATGTTTGGAAACAAACTTCTTATAATGGAAACATTAGAAAAAATTTTGCTGGAGTAGGTTATACTTATGATCAAACAAGAGATGCTTTCATACCACCTAAACCTTTTGATAGTTGGATATTAAATGAAGAAACTTGTTTATGGGAAGCACCGGTTGTAAAACCAGAAGATAATAATAATTATAAATGGAATGAAGATACACAACAATGGAATTTAATAAATGAGTAAAATAGAAGTAGATCAGGTAGATCCGCAATCAGGTACAACGTTAACGTTAGGTACTTCAGGGGATACAATTAGTATTCCTTCAGGAGTTACTTTAGCTAATGCAGGAACAGCCACAGGTTTTGCCGCTATTGATTGGCAATCTACAATAGTTACAGGAGCAACACATACAGCATCTGCTAATCAAGGAATATGGATTGATACTACATCTAATGCTTGTAATTTAACACTACCTGGTTCTCCTTCTGTTGGGGATCAATTAGTTTTTTCAGATTTTAAAAGAACGTGGGGTTCTAATGCGGTAACATTAACTTTAAACGGATCAAAATTTCAAGGATTTACAAGCCCTGATCCTGTTTATGATACAACAGGTGAAACAGTTCACATTGTTTATTCTGGTTCTACTCAAGGGTGGATTCCAATAAATGATGGAGCTGTTGCTAATGAAACTCCACAATTCCTTGGTACTACTTCTTATTTAGTCGTAGCTGGAGGTGGTGGTGGCGGTGGAGAACGAGGTGGTGGAGGTGGAGCTGGTGGTTATTTAACAAATTTTGGTGGAGCTGCAATTACACTTCAACAATCTCAAACTTATACAATAACAGTTGGCACAGGTGGTGCTGGATCTGCAACTGGATCGGGAAGTTACGTGCAAGGTTCACCAGGTCTAAATAGTGTGCTTTCAGGAACAGGATTTACAACAATTACTGCTACAGGTGGTGGAGGCGGAGGTGGTACTGCTTCTCCTAATAATGGTGGCGATGGTGGATCGGGTGGTGGTGCTCACGCTAATGGTTCAGGTGGTTCAGGAAACACACCTAGCACAACTCCAAGTCAAGGAAATAATGGCGGAGGTGCAAGTAATTCTGCACCTTATTATGGCTCAGGTGGAGGAGGAGGTGCTAACGCTGTTGGAGCAGATGGTACAGCCTCTGCTGGAGGAAATGGTGGTGCTGGTACATCAAACTCTATAACAGGATCAGCAGTAACTTACGCTGGTGGTGGTGGAGGTGGAGTTTATAATTCTATTGCTAATATTGGTACAGGTGGTGCTGGTGGTGGAGGAAATGGAGGATCAGGTGGTAATGGTTCTCAAAACCAAGCCGCAACTGATGGAACAGATGGTCTTGGCGGAGGCGGAGGAGGTGCTGCAAGAGCTGGTGGATATTCTTCTGACGCTGGAGATGGTGGTAATGGAATTGTAATTTTAAGAATGGCAACAGCAGATTACGTACAAAAAACAGGTTTAACAGGTAGCCCAACGGTTACAACAAGTGGTACAGATACCATTGTAAGTTTTACAGCTTCAGGGAGTATATCGTTTTAATATGAAATATTTTGCAAAATTAGGTTTAAATAGTAAAGTAATTAGTTTTGACCACGTTGTTGAAGACAATGCGCCTACAGAACAAGATGGTATTAATTACTTAAATAAATTACATAACTATCCTTTTTGGAAAGAATTTAAAAAAGATGGTAGTATAAGAAAAAATAGACCACAACTTGGTATGATTTATGATGAAGATAAAGACGCTTTTTATTTTAAAGATAATAATACAGGACGTGCTTCATCTGTTTTTAATGAGGAAACTTTAAGATGGGAACATCCAATCCCACACCCTGATGATCATAAAGTATATTATTGGGATGAAGAAATACAAAATTGGGTATTAGGAGTAATTAAAGAGGATTAATATGAGTAGTATTATAAAAGTAGATACAGTTCAAGATACAGACGGTAATAATATTATTAATGAAAATGCTAATACTATTACTATCGGAGCTTCTGGTGATACTATAACTATACCTAGCGGAGCAACCATTACTAACAGTGGAACTTCTACAGGTTTTGCTAGTATTTCTTGGCAATCTACAATAGTTACAGGTGCCACACACACAGCAGCAGCTGGTCAAGGTATATGGATTAATACTACTTCTAATACTAATACACTTACTTTGCCAGGCTCACCATCTGTTGGAGATGAGTTGGTCTTTTCTGACTTTGCTAGAACGTGGGGAAGTAATGCTGTAACTTTAAGTTTGAATGGTTCAAAATTTCAAGGTAATACAAGTCCTGTACCTGTTTATGATACAAATGGTGAAACAGTTCACATTGTTTACTCTGGTTCTACACAAGGATGGATACCAATTAATGATGGCGCTGTTGCTTTAGAAACTCCTCAAAGCTATAGTGCTGATTTATTAGTTGTTGCAGGTGGCGGTGGTGGAGGTCAATCTTCTGCTCACGGAGGTGGCGGTGGTGGTGCTGGTGGATTTAGAACAGCTAGTTCAGTAACTCTAACCGGAGGATCTACATACACAATTACAATTGGTCAAGGTGGAACGGTAGGAACTCCTGGTAGTGAAGCAGATGCTGGTCGAGGTAATAATGGAGGAGATTCTACTATTTCTGGCACAGGATTAACAACAGTAACTTCTTCTGGTGGTGGTGGAGGAGGTGCAGGTCAAGGTAATGCCGGTGCTAGTCAATTAGGAAAAGATGGTGGCTCTGGTGGAGGAAGTGGTGCGCATTCTACTAATGCTGGTGGTGCAGGAAACACACCTAGTACATCACCAAGTCAAGGAAATAATGGTGGTCATATGAATGGAGGTCCTGCATATAATGGAGGAGCTGGTGGTGGAGGTGCAAATGCTGTTGGTCAAAATGTTACTACAAATACAATGGGTGGATCAGGAGGAGATGGTACAGCAAATTCCATAACAGGTTCTTCAGTTACATACGCTGGAGGTGGAGGTGGTGGTTGTCCTAGTGGAGGTCCAGTTGGTGCTGGTGGTGCAGGCGGTGGCGGAGCTGGAGCAAGAGAGTCAAATACTGATGCAGTGGCTGGTACAGCAAACACCGGAGGTGGTGGAGGTGGAGCAGAATATAGTGCACAACCAGCAAAAGCTGGAGGTTCAGGTGTTGTAATAATAAGTGTTCCAGATGGAAATTATTCAGGAACTATAACAGGAAGCCCAACTGTTGCAACAGGAGTTAGTGGAAAAACAGTGATTACATTTACAGGGAGTGGTACATACGTAGCATAAAATATTATGGCACATTTTGCAAAAATAGGATTAAATAATAAAGTGATAGAAGTTCACGTAGTTGCTAATGACGTTTTAAAAGATAGCAATGGTATAGAACACGAAATTAATGGAATTAAATTTTTAACAGAAATAACTTATTGGCCAATTTGGAAACAAACTTCTTACAATTCAACTATAAGAAAAAATTATGCTGGGCCAGGATATACATATGATGAGGACAGAGATGCTTTTATACCACCAAAACCTTATAATTCTTGGATATTAAATGAAGAAACTTGTCGATGGGATCCGCCTGTTGTTAGACCTGAATTGACAAATGAAGAAATTGAGGATAAAAAATATTATAATTGGAATGAAGAAACAAAACAATGGGATTTATTATAATTAATTAATAATAGTGGTGGTGGTGTGAAAATAACAGATAATTTTTTAAACAAAGAAGCATTTAAATCTATTCAAGATTTAATGTTAAATGATAGTTTTGATTGGTATTATGCTAAAGCTGTTACATCAGAAAAGTTAATAAGAAATGAATTTCAATTTATTCACATATTTTATCAATTTGGAAAATCAAGAAAAAGTTATTCTGTAATTGAACCCCTTATTGAAAAAATTAAAGTTTTTTCTTTAGTAAGAGCAAAAGCCAATTTATTAACAATAACTCCAAAAATAAAACAATTTGATTTTCATACAGATTTTGACGACAAAGAAAATTTAACTACTGCTATATTATATTTAAATACTTGTAATGGTTATACTATTTTTAAAGATGGTACTAAAGTTGAATCTGTTGCTAATCGTTTTATAGAATTTGATTCTGCATTAGAACACACAGGCACTACTTGCACAGATGAAAATGTTAGAGTGGTTATTAATTTAAACTATTTTAAATAATAAATTATGACTAAATACAACATCATTAATAATTTTATAGAACCTGTATTATTTTCTAGTATTAGAGACACATTAACAGGAGATACTTTTTTTTGGTTTTACAATGATTTTGTAAATTATCGTCCTTGTGATGGATACAAATTTACAAATGAAATAATAAAAAATTCTAATTTAACACACCCAGTTTTTATTAATTATTTACATATGATAAAACCGGCCTTAGAAAAAATAACACACAAAAAATTACACTCAGTAAGATTTAATTTATTTACTAAAACATTAGAACCACAAAAATATTTAATTAATAATCATAAACAAAACACTAAAGTAGCAATTCTTTTTGCTAATAATACTAATGGTGGTATTAAAATTGATAATGCTTTTATTAAAAGTACAGAAAATCAGTTAGTATCTTTTAACTCTAATATAGAATACGAAGTAGTAACTCCAACGGATCTTAAAATATTTACTTACGCAATTATTAATTATGAATGATCCTGTAATACATTCTATTTTTCCAACACCTATTTATACAACAAAAATAGATAGGGATTTTACAAAACAAGAATTACAATTTGTAAAAGAACAAAAAAAACATTGTTCTAAAAATGAAGGTAATATTAATACAAAAGATAATTATATATTAAAAAGAAAAGAGTTTAAAAATATAAAAAAGTTTTTAGATAAATGTTGCAAAGATTATTTAAATAGAATTATTTGTCCAAAAAATAATATAGAATTATATATAACTCAATCGTGGTTAAACTATACAGAAGTTAATCAATTTCATCACAAACACGCACACCCAAATTCAGTAGTATCAGGTGTATTTTATTTTGATTCAGATATAAAAAACGATAAAATACTTTTTACACATCCTATATCCTATAAACAAATATCTCCAGAAATAGATAATACAAAATTTAATTTATGGAATTCTGAAACTTGGTTTTTTCCTGTACATACTGGTAATTTATTTATGTTTCCTTCATCAACCACTCATCAAGTAGAAACTAAAAAAGGTAACAATACTAGAATAAGTCTGGCTTTTAATACTTTTTATAAAGGCTCTATAGGATCTAATTATGAATTAACAGAGTTGATACTATAAAAATATAGTATATAATTCTTAGATGGAGGCAGGGCACCACCACATACCCCCTGTCTCCTTTTAAGGATTATTTATGAGTTTAGGATTTGACGCAATATCAGCATTACCGTTTGCTACATCAGGACCAGATAATAATGTATCAGTAGCCGTAACAGGTAATTCACTTACTATTACAATTGGTAGTGTAGGTGTTATTGCAGATGCAGTCACAGAAAATTTAACGGCTAATCAACTAGCATTAGGCACAGGCACTTTAACTATTACTGCGGATGCTAATCACACAGTTACAGGAAATGCTGTATCTTTAGGTTTAGGTGCATTTACTATTAATATAGATACTAACGTAACACCTTCTGGAAACTCGTTGACCTTGGCTACAGGAAATGTTACAATAACTGCCGACGCAGGAGTAAGTCCTACAGGTAATGCTTTATCATTAAATACAGTAGAACCAGGAGTTATTACGTGGAACGATATAATACCAGGAGCAACAATGGTTTGGACACCAATAAAACCGTACTAATATGGCATCAAGTTATTCAACAGATTTATCATTAGAACTCGTAGCAACCGGTGAAAAAGCTGGTCTATGGGGTACAATTACAAATACTAATTTACAGCTATTACAACAAGCAGTATCGGGTTATGTAGAAGTAACTTTAAGTTCTGGTAATGTTGATTTAAGCTTGGCCGACGGATCGGCGAGCGCGAATGGTAAAAATCTTTATATTAAAGTTACAGGAACTTTATCTGGCAATGCTAGTTTAACAATGCCTGCAACTACATCTGGTGGTAATGCTAACAGAGTATTTTTTGTAGAAGATGGCACGACTAGAGGTGGAGCTGGTGATAGTTATACAGTAACTTTACTTACAACAGGTCAAAGTGCATCTACACAAGTACCTCTTCCAGAGGGTGCAACAGTTTTAGTTTATTCTAGAGGTAGTGTTCCAGCTACAACTTTAGCTATGACTGAAAAAGGATTTACAACAGTAACTGCAGCAAGTAAGACTGCGTACACAGCAGTCCCTGGTGATCAAATAGGTGTAGACACAGTAGCAAATATTGTAACAATTACTTTACCTGCAGGTGTAGTTGGTGATGAAGTAATTATTATGGATATATCCGCATCAAATGGTTTTGGAACTAACAAATGTATTGTAGCCCCAAATGGATCAGATAAAATTCAAGGAACAGCTGCTTCACAGGATCTTACAACTAACAATCAATCAGTCACACTTTTTTATACTGGTTCTAATAAGGGCTGGCAATTTAAAACTAATACAGCATAGGAGTAAAGTATGCTTACGAAAATTAAGTTTGCTCCTGGTATTGACAAACAAGACACAGCTGTTGGAGCTGATGGTCGTTGGGTTGATTCAGATAATGTTAGATTCAGATATGGTCTGCCTGAAAAAGTAGGTGGTTGGCAATCATTACTCACGGATTCAATAGTAGGTGTCGCTAGAAAACAACACGCATTTGTAGATAAAGAAGGAAATAGATATGTGGCCATTGGTACAGATAAATTTTTAATTGTATATTTTGAAGGTCAACTTTTTGATGTTACTCCTTTAACATCCTCTATATCAGGAGCTACATTTACTTTTAATGGTACAACTACAATAACTATTACAACATCTGCTGCACACAATTTAGAAGATGGAGATATTGTTTTATTGGATAGTGTTACATTACCTGGTGGCACTGGATTAAGCGCTTCTGATTTTGAAGATAAATTATTTCAAGTTATTTCAACACCTACAAGTACAACTTTTACAATTACATTTACTAGTTCAGGTTCATCCGCATCAGGTGGTAGTGTAACTTTAAAACCATATGAAAGAGTGGGTCCCGCTGCTCAAACATATGGATATGGTTTTGGTATTAGTCAATATGGTGGTACAGTTCAAGGTGCGCAAACAACAACTTTAAACGGAGCGTTGCTCGCAGACACTGCTGGTACAGGAGGATCAGGTACAGCAATAACTTTAACATCAGTTACAGGTTTTCCAACAGGTGGTGGAACAATCGCGGTAGGAACAGAATTAATAACTTATACAGGTGTAAGTTCAAATGATTTAACAGGTATAACTAGAGGAGCCAAAGGAACTGCAGTATCGGGAACAACAGGACAAGCTCACAGTGATGGTGCAACAGTAACAAACGCTACAGATTTTAGTGGATGGGGTGATGCTGTAAATGCAGCAACTGTTACACTTGAACCAGGACTTTGGTCGTTAAGTAATTTTGGTGATGTGTTAGTTGCAACTATTGCAAATGGTAAAACATTTACTTGGGATGCTTCTATTACAGCTAGATTATCTACACGTGCCTCTACAACCACATCTGGATTTGAAACTACAAATAATCCAACTGCAACCAGAGTAACTTTAATTTCACCAACAACACGTCACTTAATTCATTTAGGAACAGAAACAACCATTGGTTCAGCTACAACACAAGATGATATGTTTATTAGATTTTCTGAAGATGAAAATATAAATGCATACGTACCAGAAGCAACTAACACAGCAGGCACACAAAGATTACAAGATGGTACAAAGATTATGGGTGGTTTAGTTGCCAAAGAAAACATTCTAATTTGGACTGACAATGCTTTGTATACTATGAAATTTGTTGGAGCTCCTTTTACATTTGGGTTTGAACAAGTAGGCACAAACTGTGGATTGATTGGTAAAAATGCAGCTATTGAAATTGATGGTGTTGCATATTGGATGGGTAATAATGGTTTCTTCTCGTTTGATGGTACAGTCAATACACTACCTTGTTCGGTTGAAGATTTTATTTATGATGATATTGATACTACAAAGGGTCAACAAGTTAATGCAGGTATCAACAATCTATTTACGGAAGTTGTTTGGTGGTATCCAACAGCGGGCTCTGATTTTAATAATAGATACGTAGTTTATAATTATGGACAAGACAATGCAAGATTACCAATGGGTAATTGGTACACAGGCACAAATACAAATTCTATTAGAACCACTTGGATTGATTCACTTGTATATCCTAAACCTTATGCAACAGCTTATAATAGTTCAGGCACAGGTACATTTCCTAGTATAATTGGTGAAACAGGATTAGGTAATAGTGTATTGTTTGAACACGAAACGGGAACTGATCAAGTAAATCCAGATGGTAGTGTAACAGCTTTAACATCTTTTATTAAATCATTTAGTTTTTCTTTACAAACAGATCAAAGCGAAGTTTTTTTAGCTATGCGTAGATTTTTACCAAACTTTAAAGTGTTACTGGGTAATAATCAAATTACTTTATCTGTAAAAGATTTTCCTGCTGATAGTGATACACAGACTTCATTAAGTCCTTTTACAATTACATCTACTACAACCAAAGTAGATACACGTGCAAGAGGTCGATATGCAAATATAAAAATAGAAAATACTGGTGTAGGTGAATCGTGGAGATTTGGTACATTTCAAGTAGACTTACAACCTGATGGAAGGAGAGGATAATGACAAAAGTAGTGGTAAGATTACCAGAACCTAAAAAAGAATATAGTGAAGATAACCAAAGACAAATTAACA